GATCTACACAAGGAGTATCGTCGGCAGCGTCAGATGTGTATAAGAGACAGGGGAGGGGGGAATGCCAAAATGGAGTCTGAAAAATGGAGAAGAAAAATCAAAGACAATCTTAAGAAATTAGGTACTTATGATGCAGCTTATAACTCTGTTATAAATACCCTGGCAGATACCCTGGAACAGCGCGATAAAGTTTACGGAAATTATAAGAAAAATGACGAAGACATGATTGTTGAGTATACCAATAAAGCAGGCAAGACAAACATGGTAACAAATCCTAAGATTGTACTATGGAATGAGCTTAACAAGACAGCGTTGTCGTATTGGAAGGAACTTGGATTGACACCTTCCAGCTTAAAGAAGATTGGAGGGGCAAGACCAGAGGAGAAGCCGACAGGTCTTGCAGCAGCACTTGCTTCAATTGAAAGCTAAGAACTGGAGTACAGTAATTGAATATGCAGAATCAATACGAGATGGAAAGAAAGTAGCTTGTTTGGAACTTAAGCAGGCAGTAGACAGATTCTTTCGTGATCTGGACAATCCAGAATATGAAGTCAATCCCAAAGCGCCAGAGTTCTGCATACAGATAATTGAAAAAACAATAAAGCATCAGCAAGGAGAGCGTATCGATGGAACACCATTGAGAGGCACTCCTTTTTTATTAGAGCCATTTCATAAATTTATAATATATAACCTTGTTGGTTTTTATCACAAGGGTACAGGCATTGTAAGATTTCATGAGGCTCTTATATTTATACCGCGAAAGAACATAAAGACTTCTTTTGCGGCTGCATTAGCATGGGCATTGTCATTATGGTACAGACGTTCAGGGTCAAAGGTTTATATTGCTTCAGCGGCATTAATGCAGTCACTTGAAAGCTTTAATTTCCTTGATTACAATGTCACAGCAATGGGGGAAAAGAAAGTAAGAGGAAGGAAAGGGGGAAGCGTAAATGTTATTGATAACAACAATGAGCACAGTATGGAAGCCACCCTCCCGGATGGGAGCTTTTATATAAGGGCATTAGCAGCAAATCCAGATGCACAGGATTCTCTTAATTGCAATATTGCAATCGTTGATGAAATACATGCTTTAAAAAAGCCTAAGCAATACAATCTTTTTAAAGAAGCTATGAAGGCATACACCAATAAACTGATTATAGGTATATCAACAGCAGGAGATAATGAGAATTCATTTTTGGGAAACAGATTGAAATATTGCAGAAAAGTGCTAGATGAGACAGTTAAAGATGAACAGTACTTTATATTTATGTGCTGTGCTAATCCTGATGAGAATGGCGATATTGATTATACGAATCCGGAAGTTCATGAAATGGCCAATCCTGCTTACGGTGTTTCGATCCGTCCTGAAGAACTGCTGAATGATTCATTACAGGCACAGAATGATCCACAGCAGAGAAAAGATTTCTTGGCAAAGTCATTAAATGTATATACATCTGCTATTAAAGCATATTTTGACATTGAAGAATTTAGAAGGTCCGATTCTAAGTACAGTTGGACACTTGAACAGTTGGCAAAGCTCCCAATAAAATGGTATGGTGGCGCAGACCTGTCAAAGATGCACGATCTTACGGCTGCATCGTTATATGGTAATTATAACGGGACAGACATAATAATACCTCATGCATGGTTTCCTGTTACGGCAGCATATAAAAAGGCGGATGAGGATAATATTCCTCTGTTTGGCTGGAAAGATAATGGTTGGCTGGATATGTGCAACAGTGCAACTGTTAATCATGCGGATATAGTTAATTGGTTTATAAGCATGAGAAAGAAAGGATTCAAGATTGTTGAAGTTGGACATGACAGAAAATTCTGCAGGGAATATTTTATTGGAATGAAAAGAGCCGGCTTTAAGATTGTTGACCAGCCACAGTATTTTTACAAGAAATCAGAAGGTTTCAGACACATAGAAAAAGCTGTTAAAGATGGTAAATTGTACTATCTTCACTCAGAAGCTTATGAATATTGTGTTGAAAATGTGAGCGCAATAGAAAAAACAGATGACATGATTCAATATGATAAGGTTCAGCCGGAGCAGCGAATAGATATATTTGACTGCTCTGTTTTTGCGTGCATAAGGTATTTGGAAAATCTGGAAAAAGCCAGCATTGCGTCAGGCTGGTTTGGAGGAAGTAAAAAGTGAGTAAAAGAAGAAAGAAACAAAATGTAAAAAGAGATGCTTCAGTTGGATTCCTTCTTTCTGGAGATGCATATACGACGCTATGTGGTGATGGATATACTCCATTAAACAAAAATCCGGAAGTAGTGACAGCATGTGGAGTAATAGCAGAACTGATTGCGTCAATGACAATTTATCTGATGTGTAATACAGACAATGGCGACATAAGGATTAAGAATGAATTAAGCAGGAAGCTTGACATTAACCCTAACAGATTCATGACGAGACATACATGGGTAAAGTGGATTGTAATGAATATGTTGCTTGGCGGAAAAGGGAATGCAGTTGTATATCCAACAACGGACGATGGCATATTAGGAGATATGATATTAATCCCACCAAGTCAGACATCATTTCTGCAGGATGGATATGGATATCAGATAGGGATAAATGGACGATATTATGATCCTGATAATGTACTGCATTTTGTATATAACCCGGATGAAAATTATCCATGGAAAGGCCGCGGGATAACGGTTGAGCTTAAAGATGTAGCCCAGAATCTTAAACAGGCATCAGATACAAAGAATGCATTCATGTCAAACAAGTTTCAACCAAGCCTGATTGTTAAAGTAGATGCCTCTGTAGAGGAGTTCCAGTCGCCAGAAGGCAGAGAAAAGTTATTAGAGGATTACACAGCGGGGGTAGAACAGGGAAGGCCTTGGATGCTGCCTGGAGAAATGATTGATATAAAAGAGATAAGACCATTGACTCTAGGAGATTTAGCATTAAACGATTCTGTTGTTCTTGATAAAAAGACGGTTGCATCTATTGTTGGAATACCAGCATTTCTTTTAGGTGTAGGAAATTACAATAAAGACGAATATAACAATTTTATATCGCGGAAAATAAAGGCAATTGCAGAAGAAATTGAACAGGAATTAACCAGAAAATTGCTGATAAGTCCTAACTGGTATTGGAAATTCAATGTACAGAGCCTTTATGCGTATGATATTAAAACAATCAGTGATGTATACAGCAATCTCTATGTAAGAGGTCTGTTTACGGGAAATGAGGTAAGAGATAAGCTTGGGGCATCTCCTATGGAGGGACTTAATGAACTTGTTTTATTAGAAAACTATATTCCACTGGATAAGATAGGAGACCAGAAAAAACTTATACAGGAAGGAGATACGGATGGAAATTAAAGATATAGGAATGCAGATTCGCTCTGCAGAAAGTAAATTTAATACGAGGGAAGACGGAGAAGACCTTTACATTGAAGGATACTTCTCCGTTTTTAATAGCAACTATGAATTATGGCAGGGAGCAACAGAATCTATTGATTCTCACGCTTTCGACAATGCGCTTGGTGATGATATCCGGGCATTGGTTGACCATGACACGCACTTAGTACTTGCAAGGAATAAAGCAGGCACACTTGAATTGAAAATTGATTCGCACGGATTATGGGGAAAAATCAGAATTAATCCGAAAGATTCTGATGCAATGAACCTGTATGAAAGAGTGAAGCGTGGAGATGTTGACCAGTGTTCTTTTGGATTTGACATTCTTGACCAGGAGGCCGAGTACCGGGAAGATGGAACAGTTCATTGGACAATCAAGAGCGTAAAGCTGTATGAAGTATCAGTATGCACATTCCCAGCATATGAGGACACTTCGGTGTCAGCTCGTAAGAAGGATTACGAGGATATAAAAAAGAGATGGTCAGAATTGTGGAAAACACAGATGACTGCACGAATTAAAGGAGGAAAATAATGGCATTAAAGGCATTAATGCTTCGTAAGAAGCTCACAGACGCAAAGAAGGCTCTTGATGAAGCAAGAGCGAAGACAGCCACTTTTGAGACTAGAGAAGCAGAGCTTGAACAGGCTATAAGTGAAGCTGAAACTGATGAGGAAAAGCAGGCTGTAGAAGAGGAAGTTGAAAAGTTTGAAACAGAGAAGAAGGAACATGATGAAGAGGTTTCTAAGCTGGAAAATGATGTAGCTGCTATAGAAAAAGATCTTGCAGATACAGAGGCTGAACAGCCAAAACCAGCGGCAAAGCCAGAAGAGAGAGGAGAAAGAAAGACAATGACAACAAGAAAATTCTATGGAATGGATATGCAGGAAAGAGACAGGTTCTTCGCCGATGATGGAGTTAAGAATTTCCTTGGCGAAATCAGATCATGTATCAAGGAAAAGAGAGCATTAACCAATGTTGGATTAACAGTACCAGAGGTAATGCTTCCACTTATCAGGACTAAGGTAGAGGAAACATCTAAGCTTGTCGGAAGGGTAAATCTTGCTACAGTGAGTGGTAAAGCAAGGACAAGAATCATCGGCACAATACCGGAAGCAATATGGACAGAAATGGTTGGAACACTTAATGAACTTGATCTTAAGTTTTACGATGACGAAGTTGATGGCTATAAGGTGGGAGGATTTATTCCAGTGCCTAATTCTATACTTGAAGATAATGATGTAGACCTTGCTTCTACTATTATTGATGCATTAGGTAAGGCAATTGGAAAAGCACTTGATAAAGCTATTGTATATGGAACAGGAACAAAGATGCCATTAGGTATAGTTACAAGATTAGCACAGGCTGCACAGCCTGAAACATATAGCGCAACAGCAAGACCATGGGCTGATTTACATAAATCACATATAATTACAGGAACAGGTGCTACAGGACTTAATCTTTTTAAAGAAATACTCACTAATTCAGGTGTAATTGAAAATGATTATATTGAAGATGGTCTGGCATGGCTGATGAATAAGAAAACACATGATAAGATTAAGATTCAGTCCCTTGATAAGAATACTAACGCTCTTATTGTTGCTGGTATGAATAATACAATGCCGCTTATCAATGGAGATATCATTGAACTTTCATTTGTACCAGATGACAATATTGTATTTGGATATTTACCAGCATATTTACTTGCACAGAGAGCAGGCACAGAAATAGGCCAGTCAGAGCATGTAAAATTCATTCAGGACCAGACTGTATTTAAGGGAACTGCGAGATATGATGGAAAGCCTGCAATTGCTGAGGCATTTGGTGTACTCACAATTTCATCAGCAGCACCGACAACAACGGTAACATTTCCAACAGATACAGCTAAGTAAGAGAGGTGATAAGCTTTGGACAACGCAAGCATATTGGAAATCATGAAACAGGATATAGGCATATCAGTTGAACTTCCACCAGAAAGAGAAGTATTTTTGACTAATTATATTGAGTTGGCCAGAGCTGCCATCGCAAGGGAAGGCATAACCGTTCTTGATAATATTGAGGACGGTATGCTTGTTGAAATGTATGCATCATATCTGTACCGAAACAGGAAAGAGGATAAACCTATGCCGAGAATGTTAAGGCTGGCACTTAATAACCGAAAATTAAGCAGGAAGGAGTTAAGTGATGGAGGGATATCTTGAACTTATAACGCCTGTATATGAAAATGATGAACTGAACCAAAGCATTAAGACAGGAGAAAAGGTTGATTCTGTATGGGTTGAAGAAATATCTGTTACACGGAGTGAGTTCTATAATGCCGGTAATAGCGGGCATAAAGCACAGTTAGCATTTAAGACAGCCTCAGCAAACTATAATGGTCAGAGTGAATGCAGATTTTGCAAGAAAGCATACAGCATATATCGTACATATAAGTCTGATAATGAGACGATTGAACTTTATCTTGAAGAAAAGGTGGGAATAATGTGAAGATAGGAATAGATAGTTTGTCAGAAACCGTAGCACAGGAATTAAGCAATTATTCAAGAGAAGTAAATAAGACTCTGCGAGATGAGGTGAAAACAACAACTAAGCAATGTGTTAAAGATATCAGGGAGGCTGCTCCAGAGGATACGGGAGCATATAAGAAGAGCTGGACATCCAAGGTTCAATATGAAAGTGAAGATGATATCCGGACAGTTGTATATGCAAAGGGAACAGGAGCAAGCTTAACACATCTTCTTGAGAATGGACATGCGAAGGTTGGCGGAGGAAGAGTAAAAGCATATCCGCATATTGCTCCGGCAGAAGAAAAAGCAAGCGAAAGCTTGTTTAACAGAGTGAAGGTGAGATTAGGAAAATGAAGCTTGGAGATTTAATAAAAATATTAAGTACAACAAGTATTCCAACAACATACAGAGCGTTTGAAGAAGGGAAGTCGCCAGGGCTTCCCTTTATATGTATAGTTGATGCAGATACAGATAATTTTTTTGCAGATGGCAAGGTATGGCATGAAATTCATGCTGTTAATATTGAGCTGTATACGAAGAGTAAAGATATAAAAACGGAAAACAAAGTAAAAAAGGCACTTAATGATAACGAGATACCATGGCAGCAGACGGAGGTATACATTGAAACAGAAAAGTGTTATGAGCAAATATTTAGTATGGAGGTATGATATGGAAAAGAATAAGGTTAAGTACAATCTTAAAAATGTACATATTGCAGTAAAAAAGGCATCTGGGACATATGACACACCATTTGAGTTACCCGGAGCGGTAAATATGTCACTTAGTCCACAGGGAGGACTTGAACCATTTTATGCGGATGGTATCAAGTATTCTGTCAGTTCGACTAATAATGGATATGAAGGAGATCTTGAGATTGCTCTTGTTACGGATGAATTCAGAACACAGATATTTAAAGAGTACACAGATAACAATAAAGTTATGTTTGAAGATGCAGATGCACCGACAGTAGAATTTGCGCTCGGTTGTCAGATCGATGGAGATGTGAAAGAGACAATGTTCTGGTTTTATGGCTGTACAGCAACAAGACCGAATGTTGATGCACAGACCAATGAGGATAAGAAAACACCGCAGACGGACAAGCTCACAATATCTGTTGCCGGTGATGATTTTACTGTTGGTGGAAAGAAGAAACGACTGGTAAGAGCCAAGTCAACAGAGGAAACCACTACTTCACTGGAAACATGGTTTGAAAATGTTGTTTCACCGGTTGAAGCTGAATAAGGAGAATAATTATGGCAACAAAAAGAAATATAGAAATTGGTGGTATAGTATGCCACTTTAGAAGCTCAGCAGCAGTACCAAGAATATATCGACTGATGTTTTCAAGGGATTTGTTTAAAGACATGTCAAAGCTGGCAGATGAATTGGATAAATCAAACAGACTGGAAGAGAAAGAAAAGAAAAAGGCGGAAGCAGAGGGCAGGGCTTATGTTAAGTCAAGCACTCTGCCTCTTTCATCTTTGGAAATGTTTGAGAACATCGCATATGTTATGGCTAAACATGGAGACCCGTCACAGCCAGATAATATAGAGGAGTGGCTGGATCAATTTGAAATGTTTGATATTTATGAGATTTTACCTCAGATATTAGACATGTGGAAAATTGAAACACATCAGGAATCAGAACCAAAAAAAGTGTAGGCGAGATTGACAGAGAACTTAATACTCCTTTGTATTTGCTTAGGGTTGTTCAGTTAGGGATATCAATATCAGATTTAGAGCTGTTAAGCATAGGATTAGTGAATGATATGTTTATTGAATATAACAACGATGATTGTGAGTATGCAAGAAAAGCAACACAGGAGGATATAGACGCTTTATAGGAGATAAGTATGGCTGGAACAAAAATAAGAGGAATAACAATAGAGATTGGCGGCGATACATCAGGTCTTAATAAAGCACTTGGTTCGGTTAATTCGCAGATAAAAAGCACCCAATCTCAGTTAAAAGATGTTGAGAGATTATTAAAATTAGATCCAAGTAATACAGAACTTCTTACACAGAAGCATAAACTTCTTAAAGAGGCTGTTACAGAGACTAAGGATAAACTTAAGACATTAAAAGAAACACAGGATAAAATAGATAGTGGAAAGGTTACTACATCGAAAGAAGCTTATGATGCCTTAAAAAGGGAAATAGTTAGTTGTGAAACGAGTTTGAAAGACTTGGAGAAACAAGCGGCACAGAGCAATGCCAGTTTAGTAAAAGCGGGACAGGCATTTGATGGTATAAGCCAAAAGACAAGCGGTGTTGGCAAAAATATGTCGAAATTAACAGCTACTGTTGCAGGAGTAGGAGCTGCAGGAATAGGTGCGGCAATGTCGCTGGATGATGGATATGATACGATTATTACAAAAACAGGTGCAACAGGAAAGGCACTGCAAGAACTGAATGATGTCGCTGATGATATATATAGCTCAATGGCTGTATCAATGGACGATGTGGGAATAGCAGTTGGTGAAGTTAATACAAGATTTCAGGCAACCGGAAAACAACTTCAGGATTTATCAGAGGAATTTTTAAAATTTGCACAAATTAATGGAACAGATCTGAACGCTTCTATAGATACAACCGATGCAATAATGACCAAGTTTGGTATTGACGCATCAAGAACATCTAATGTTCTAGGCCTATTTACTAAAGTTGGTCAAGATACGGGAATATCAATGGACACATTATTAAACAGCTTGCAAACAAATGGTGCATCATTGCAGGAGCTAGGCTTTAGCCTTACGCAGTCTACCATGTTACTTGCTCAGATGGAAGCAAGTGGTGTGGATACAACAATTGGTATAACATCACTAAAGAAGGCTGTTACTAATCTTACTGACAGCGGGAAACCATTAAATACAGCATTGTCAGAAGTTATATCATCAATAAAAAATGCAAAAAGTGATACAGAAGCATTAAATATTGCGTCATCAACCTTTGGAAGTAAAGGTGCTGCTGAAATGTCGAAAGCTATAAGAGATGGAAGGTTAGATATAAACGATTTAGCAGCATCATTGCAAAGCTATGGTTCTGTAGTATCAGAAACATTTGAAGAAACACAAGACCCATGGGACGAGGCAACAATTGCCACTAATAATCTCAAACTTGCCGGAGCAGATTTAGGTTCAACTTTATTGGAAACATTAACACCTAAAATAAATAGTACGGTTGAAGCAATTAAAAATTTTGCACAATGGTTCAGAAGCTTATCAGATGAACAAAAAAACATCATATTGATAATTGCCACATTAGTGGCAGCAATAGGACCGCTTTTTATATTTATTGGTAAAATGGCTAGTGGAGTCTCGGCAATAATAAAAGTTGTTCAGGTACTGATACCTATAGTGAGCTCTTTAAATGCTGTATTAGCTGCGAATCCTATAATATTAATAATTACAGGAATTACAGCTCTGATAGTTGCAATTGTACTTTTGTATAATAAATGCGAGTGGTTTAGAGATGGTGTTAATGCTGTCGTAGGAACAATAGTAGATTTTGCAAAAGAAGTGTGGGATAAGATAAGCACATTTTTTACTGAAACTATTCCAAATGCTTTTGACGCTGTAATATCTTGGTTTAAAGATAACTGGCAAGGTCTTTTGCTCCTTTTAGTGAATCCGTTCGCCGGAGCTTTTAAACTATTATATGATAACTGTGAAGGATTCAGAAATTTTGTAAATGGTTTTGTAGAAAAAGTAGTGGATGCATTTACAGGATTTGCGTCTGACATAAAAGAAAGAGCTGTAAGCATAGGAACACATATTACAGATGGAATTGAAGTTGCAATAGATTATATTCGTGATTTACCACACAAAATGACAGAGTGGGGCAAAGATATGATTGATGGATTTGTAGCAGGAATAAAATCAAAAGTAAGTAATGTTGAAAATGCTGTTATAGGTATAGGCAATAAAATTAAGAGCTTTCTTCACTTTTCAAGACCAGATGAAGGTCCTTTGCGCGATTATGAAACTTGGATGCCTGATTTTATAGGAAGAATGGCAGAGCAGATAGAGCAACAGAAGGGTAAAATAACTAATGCTGTACAGAGTATGGCGGGGGAAATGAAATTTACACCAGCTATAGCAGGTACATCTAGCACAACAAGCAACACCACAAATGTATTTAATGGAAATTATAAGTTTAATGATAAGTCTGATATTGATTATTTCATGAATCAGGCGGCACTTAGACTGAAAGGAGCACGATGATAGTTAATGGTACAGATTTAAGGACTAAATATGGTCTTAATGTTGTATGGCTTAGCCAGACGGTAAACCCCCGGACGGTGAATGTATATAATAATTGGCTTGATGGTGCAATAGACCCAGCTAAATATAAGAAGACAAAGTATACTGAATTTGAGATATACATTGAAATGCTTGTTAAATCTGAAAGTAAAGAAGATTGTGAAAAGCTAATGAGTTCTCTGATGGCAGATTTTGAGACAGGAATTGTTCAACTTGATGACATGGAATTCTTGTATAAGTTTGATATAGCTAATGAACAAAAAGAATTAAAGAAAAGATGGTTATATCATTATGAATTGACATTAACAGGGCATGCAAAACTTGGAAAGCCGGTTAATGAGAGCTTCACAGGAACAGAATACACAACAACTATTAAAGGCACAGCAGAAACTCCTGCTGTGCTTTCTTTAACATCAGATATTGCGCTAGGAAGTCTCACAGTAGAAGGTTTAACTGAAGATATTATTACAATTTCCAATGTTGGAAGAAACACAAATATTCTGATTGACGGAGAATCATGCATAGTAACTGAAAACGGCGAAGATATATTTGATAAGGTTGATTTATGGAGCTTTCCAAGGGCAAGCCCTGGAGACATTACGATTAAGCTGGGGAGCACATGCAGTGCAAAATTAAGCTATTATCCAAGATATATTTAAGGAGGCAATATGAAACTTAAGTTAGGTGAAATAAAAAGTGTGATAATTGGATTACGGAAGGTCTATGATAAGAAGCTTCCGGTGGCATTAAGCTATTCTATAGCGAGCAATGAGAAGATGCTGCTTGAAAAGTATAAAGAAGTTGAAGAACACCGTGAAAAGATATTCAAAGAGACTTGTCTGAAAGATGATGGCGGTGTACCAATTATGTTAAAAAATGAGAAGAACGGCACTGAAGAATATACATTTGAAACAGATGCAATAAAGAAAGAGGCAATTTCTAAGGTAGAAGAACTTTATGAGCTTGATGAAGATTTTGGCATAAGAACAGTAACGATGAATGTTATTGAGCTTACAGAAACAGATCCTAAGTATGATATTCTTACTGCACAGGATATGTCGGCATTATTGTTCATGATTAAATAAGAGGAGGAGCGGCTATGCTGAAATACATTGATAAAAATGGCAAGAAAAAGCCGCTAATTGAATATTCGAATCTGTGTATTGAAGAGGTGCTTGACTATGGAGATAAGACATTAACATGTAATGTTTCTATGAAATGTTCTGTGGCGCTGGAGGATATAATCAGGACCAGAACCAATGAATATGTAATAAAGCAGAAAAACGGACTGGCTGATGATGGTACATATACAGTAACAGCAAAACTTAACATTGACGAGCTGGAAGGGACTCCTTTTATATCTTTTGATACAACTGAAAAAACAGCACTGGAGGCAGCTCAGTTAGCTCTTGCTGGTACTGGGTGGACATGCGAATGTGATGTAAAAAAGAAGCGTACCATAAGAATGACAAATGCCTCATCATGGGAAATATTAAAAAAGATAGTTGATACTTATATGCTGGAAATGCAAATTGACAGTATAAATAAGGTTATCAGATTAAAGGAAAAAATTGGTTCGTATAAGGGAGCATATTTTACAGACCAGATCAACTTGATATCTTTAGAGAGTCAGGCAAATACAAATGATTTTTATACAAGGATTTATCCAATAGGAAAAGATGGACTGACAATTGAAAGTGTAAATAATGGCAGTACCGTATTGGAAAATCATATATATAGTTCTAAAAATAAGACATATATATGGAAGGATGAAAGATATACGGATCCGCAAAGTCTGAAAGAAGACGCTGCCGAGAAGCTGGCAGATATGGCACAGCCATATATTGCATATAGCTGTTCAATACTTGATTTGTCTCAGAACAGCAAGAAATATAAGAATTACAATATTGGAGATGAAGTTGTATTAATAGACAGCTTTTCTAAGACGAAGATTAAGCAGCGAATAAAAAAGATATCTAGATATCCGGATGATCCGAGTAAAGATACATGCGAAATTGCTAACCTGAAGCTTACATTTACTGAGATGCAGCAGAAACTTAATGATGCAGCAGACACAGTGAATAATATTACAACTGACAATGGAACAGTAGATGGCAGCTCTATAGATGATATGGATGCCAATAAACTAACAAATGTTGATGATGTAGTATCTAAAACGGAAAGCTTTAAGAGCATTAAAACAGAAGTATTAACTGTTACAAATAAATTACAGAGTGCATCAGGTAAAATCGGAGAACTTGAAACCAATAAACTTGATTCAGAAACGGCAAGGATTACATATGCAACAATAGAAAATTTAAAAGGCCTTTCTGGAGAATTTGAACAGTTCAAGACAAATGATTTTACTGCAATAACAGGAAAGGTTAATGACTTGACTGTTGGGGTAGAAAAAGTAAATACGCTGATGTTTGGCTCTGCCACAGGCGAAAGCATTACTACAGATTTTGCCAACAGTGTTGTGAGCATGATAGGTACAGCACAGATTAAGGATTCTATGATAGATTCCTTAGATGCAAAGAAAATAAAGGCTCTGGACATTGATACCACAGATGTAAAAGTGCATAGCAAAGATGGTAAGTCACAGTGGGCCGACAACACCATCCAGATTAGTGACAGCAGCAGACTTCGCGTGCAGATTGGAAAAGATGCATCGGGCGACTATAACATGTATGTGTGGGATGTAAAGGGCAACCTGATGTTTGACGCGCTAGGTCTTACAGAACAGGGAGTTCAACGTGAGATTATCCGTAATGACATGGTAAAAGAGGATGCTAACATATCTGCCGGGAAACTGGATATAGAAAGCCTTTTTAATGTTATTAACAATGATGGCACACATACACTTAAGAGCAACAAGATATATCTGGATGATGCAGCACAGACACTTAATGTTCTTCTGCAGAATATAAAGAGTGGTTCTGGCAAGGATTATAACCAGTGGGGAAGCTTATTAAAGCAGTCTGATGATTTTATAACACAGAAGCTTTGGTGGACTGAGAACATAGACGGAACCAGCGTTAAGGAAAAGTTTTCTAATGTAAACCAGACATTGCAGGAATACAGCGTGAGCCTATCTAATCTGGCCAAGTACGACGATGAAATATACTTGATATCTTATGAGCCAACAAATGGTAATTATCCTGCTTGGGATTGGTGTGTTCCTGTTTATCCATCAGATACACAGTTTCCACGCGAAGAAACATGGCAGTATAACGATACTGAGTGGGATAAGTATATTGGAAAGGTTGCTTACTGGGAAAACGAAGGAAGAGCATGGCGGTTTGTTCGTAATGAGGACGGAAGCCATGGTTGGAAAGAGATTCCGAATTCGGAAACAGCTTATATGTTGAAGCAAAATTCTGCATTAAGAATCAATCTTGAAAGCATAAGTAGCAGTTTGTCATTAACTCAACAGGATTTAAAGGGCAATTATAGCACAACAACGCAGATGAACAGTGCTATAACACAAGCAGTTAGTGCAGAGAGTGGCAGCATTAAAAGCGAGATTTCTAAAACATATGTTACCAGTGATATGTTGTCAGAAAGCTTAAGCGGCATCGATGAAAGTATAGGCAATCTCCAAGAGGAGCAGCGGTATTACACTAAAACTGAACAGCTTGACAATTATATAAAACAGCTAATTACAGACGACACAACTGAAACAAGCATTGTATTGAGTGGCGAGTATGCTACCAAGGGTTATGCAGACAAGGTCGGCACTGATGCAATAGCAACAGCTGGAAATAATACTAACAAAATACTTGAAAGCTATTCAACAACAGCAAAAATCATTAGTGAGATTAATCCTGGAAGCACTTCGATTTCAGCGGCAGTAACAGCAAAGCTTGGGGAGTACGCAACATCTGCAAGCCTGACTGCATTTATAAAAAATGAAAACGGACAGCTTCGTTCTGCGATCGAAGCGATTGCAGACGATATAACACTTAATGCGAGCGGAGCAATTAATATAAGCGGTAATAAGTCTGTTAATATTAACGGGAATTTGTTCACGCTAAATAGCACAAATACCACTATTGATGCAGACGGAACTATAAGATGTGATAACCTGATATCGAGCAATGCGAAAATAACAGGAGGTTCTATTAACATAGAGACTGATACATCAACATACAGTGCGATTAAATTATCTTATGGAGATGCTTATTTGAAGGAATCACCATATCATATAGAAATGTACAATCCAAATGTTAAAACACATAACAACATTGATGCACATGGTGTTAGCATTATTGGAGATGACAATGTGGTAATAAATGCTATTACAGATTTTGGTGTAGATATTAGAAAAGGAGTTCTATATGTGGATTCAGAGGCTACGGTAAGATTGGACACAGATTGTAACAATATATCTATATATCATTCATCATTGGGAAGACAATGCTATCCAGCAATGTATACACACAACCCTGTTGCATTTGATTGGGATGGAAGTGTATTAAGAATATATGTAGACGACACAATAGTAGCTTCATGGATATGGGGCGAGCAAAGATGGGAGTAATATAAATCCGCATAGTGCGGTAGAAAGGAATTAAGTTATGTTAAATACAACAAAGAGTACATCAGTAAATGGAAATAGTTCTATAGAAGGAAAGACTGTAGTCACATTTTCAGCCAATATACCTTCATCAGGAGAGATTTCTCTTAGTAAAAGAATTCAGAATAAAAAACGTATCTTGAAAATCAGGACGAATGCGATACAGATTACACTAATTTTGAAACGGAAGTAATGGCAGCAATTAAGGAGATGTAATTATGAGTTTATCCGGATTTATAGCCTACAAAAGAGTAGGTTGGACGGGGCAAACGCCGTGGAACCCAACAAATCTTAACATAATGGATAAGGGAATTAAAGATAACAATGACATGATTGCGAATCTCAGAAGCGAGGTAAGTGCACTAAACAGTAATATCGCATTCTATAATTGCTTTATGAAAAATTTCATATCTGAAAGCGATTGCTATGGATATGGATATAATTATATCATTTACAATAAAATGCAAAAAGTCGGCATGTGTAAATTTACAAGCAAAATAGAAAATACAAGTACAGATATAACAGATTTTAAGTTTCAATATAATATCAAAGATGTATTTACTAAAGCCGGCTTAACATCAGATTCTATTAAAATATTAGGCGGTACATGGCAGTGTTATAACACAGACGGAAAAATCATCAACAAACTAATAGGTTACGGCACATGTATTAGGCAATCATCAGGAATAATAAGGCTTGAGCGTTATTATACGACAGATGGAAAAATAGGTGCATGGGCAGCTTCAGAATTTGTTAAAGGTTGTTACATATATGGTGAATTTTTATTTTCACTATAAAAGAATTAAGTATTAGCAATTCTTTCATTAAATTTAAAAAGTTGCCCTCGACATGCACCTCTGCTTGAATCGAATTTAACTTTGCCAGATTCTGTGTTATATATTATTTTTGTTGTTTTAGCCGTGTCAATTAAATCTTCATATATATTGTATACGCCACACAATCTTAGAGTATTGTTAAGAGAAATTACACTTATTTGGAAATTTTGAATATGTGAATTAAGATAAAGATAAGTTCCATTACCTAACTCTCTTTCTGCGACTTGATAGTCTGCAAGAAAACCATATTCTAGTATTGTTAACACCTTATTACTGTTTAGTTAACTTAGAGCGGCGAGAATTTACCTCCGATATATAAAGAAAAACAATATCGGAGGTATGTATGGAAGAACAGTTAAGAAAAGAGTTAATTATGGCCGCGGCAAGAGTACTTGGAGACAATGCAGCCAATAGGTTAGAGATGGTAGGAAAGCCGGTTAAGCATATTACGACAGGAGATATTAGATATTACCTGGCAAGATATATGGCAGATAGAAAGGTAGAGAAGACCACTCTGGACAACCAGAGGCGGGCACTCTCTGCCTTTTTTAATGATATTACTGTTTTGTGAACATATATATCTGAAAAATAAATAAGAAAATCCATAAACATGGTCATAAGTGGTTATGTTTATTTGTTATACACATTTTACCAGTCTTGGGACAGGCTTTTTAAATATTATAAGGAGGTATCTAAGATGTACTATGATGATTCTTAGCTGAAATATGTTTCTGAATAAAAATGAGAGTTGCACCAGTGCAACAGAAAGGACATTATATGGAAAAATTAAAAGTAATTGTAACAGCGGTGTGGAGCATTATATTAAGTGCTCTGGGAATTTTAGCAATCCCGGTATTATTACTTATAACATGTAATTTGATAGATTATTTTACAGGTATTGCAGCTTCTAAATTTAGAAAACAACAGATAGATAGTTATAAGGGAATAAGAGGAATTGCAAAGAAAATATGTATGTGGCTTTTAGTAGGAGTTGGTGTGATAATAGACCAGCTCCTTTCTTATTCTGCAAAAGTTGTAGGAATAACATTACCTTTTACATTTCTTGTAGCATGTGTCGTAGCAATCTGGCTTATATGCAACGAAATCATAAGCATATTAGAAAATATCAATGACATTGGAGTAACACTTCCACCATTTTTGCAGCCAATAGTGAAGAATCTTAAGTCACAGGTAGAAAAGAAAGCAGATATAGAAGAAAGAGAGGATAAGTAATATGAGAACATTTCCAGTGATTAGCACAAAGTATGAGCATGTAAACAACTTTATTAACACTCTTGCACCAGTGGTGTGCAATGCATGGATTAAATACAGAAGAGAAGAAAAGAAAACAATAAGCCCAGCTGTAATTCTTGCACAGGCTGCTAAAGAATCTGGTTGGAATTTAGGGGCTGCTTCACTTTTTGGAATTAAGGGAAGCGATGCAGAATATGATACGACAGAGTATATTGATGGAGAATACATAAACATTAAAGATTCCTTTGAAAAGTATCCTGATGTAATGGGTGCTGTATATGGATATATTGATCTGATGCAGTGGAATAATTATGATGATGCAACAGCAGCAAATACAGTCGAAGGAGAGCTTTATGGGCTTACAAATGCTGTGAACAATACAGACAGAGATGCAGAAGGTAACTGGGTTGGATATAACTATGCAACCGCTCCGGATTACTATGAGACAACACTTGCCATTATTAATGACTTTGGTCTTAGAGTATTTAACGATTATGTATGGTCTGTTGTTAATGAAACAGATGATACAGAAGAGATAGAACAGCCTTCAGAAAAACTTGACGAGAGTGTTATTGATGCAATTTACCGTGGTGAGTACGGTGATGGAGAAGAACGCAGACAGAAGCTCGAAGCTGCAGGTTACAATTATGCAGATTATCAGGCTGCCATGGAAGCTAAGTATTATCCTAAAGATGATACACCAGCAGAAAGTGAGGAAGAGGAAACACCGCAGGATGCAGAAGAAAGAGTGGCAGTTGTAGAACCAGGAGGAAGTTTCTGCCAGATTGCAAGAGACTATCTCGGAGATGAAGGCAGAGCAGCAGAACTTGCAGAATATAATGGAATGAGTATAGATACACCTCTTTACGCAGGCATGGAGCTTAAACTGCCAGATTAAATTGTACTCATAAAATTTATGTATAATTAATATCATATTATAAGAAAAATAAAATGCGCATAATACACATAAAACTATTGACAAAATACGCATAATGCGTATAATAAAATTAAAGATACCAAGAAAGGAGGAAAGCCAATGACTGTCAGAGAGCTTGACAAGCTTATAAGGAATGACGGTTGGTATTTTGTAAAGCAAGTTGGATCACATATGCAATATAAGCATCCAACGAAAAAAGGAAAAGTTACAATACCTAACCATGGAAGTGGCGGAGATGTAGACATACGAACAGCCAATTCAATACTTAAGCAAGCAGGACTTAAATAGTCCTGCATAGCTTATGTTGGTGGAAGGTATAATATAAAAATAAAAACAATGAAAGGAAAACGGAGGACGAAAAAGAAAAAACCGAAGAAAAGTAAAAGGAAAACAGGAAACGAAGAATGGAAGGAAAGGAAAGAAGGTCGTTAAAAATGAAATTAGTATATCCGGCAATTTTTACACCTTGTATAGAAAAAGATGGCTACACAGTAGAAGTGCCTGATCTCCCTGGATGTGTTACTGAAGGTAAGGATTTAGCAGACGCTATTGAGATGGGAATAGATGCAGCAAGTGGTTGGGTACTAGTTGAACTTGAAGAAGGAAATAATATTCCATCTCCATCATTGGGGAAGGACGATATAAAACTTGAAGAACCAGAAAGCTTTATAAGTATGCTTGTATTAGACATTGATGCTTATGCTGAAAAGTATGGTAATAAAACAGTACGGAAAAATATAACTATTCCTGCTTGGTTAAACACATATGGTGAAAAGAATAATATTAACTTTTCACGGATTCTTCAGGACGCTCTTTTAAAAAGAGCAAGTGTAAATTAATAATATTACGAAAAGATAGGGATACAGATAATATATGGCTGTATCCCTATCTTTTTGTAATTTATTTATAACATTACTTTAAATTACATTATTGAACAGTAATGTAAAATAAAGTAATGTGATTATACAGGGAACACAATATTAATCTGTCTCTTATACACATCTGACGCTGCCGACGATACTCCTTGTGTA